ACACCAGTAGTTCCTCCAACTGGAGCAACACTAATCTTGACATCTGGATTGTAAGTGTATCCACCTCCGCGATTGGTTACACTAATCATTCTGATGCCACCATCAGAAACATATCCAACTGTTGCCAATGCAGTTGTTCCAACACCAACAAGTTTGAGTGTGGTTGTCATTGCATCACCACCCAAAAGTTCAGAGTCAGAGGAACCCAAAGTTCCTTGTATAGCATCATCTATTTCAGCAACATCAGTATCAATGACTTCATTTTCGTATCTGAAGAGTTCACACTTCAGCGTATATACATATCCTTTCTGTAATTGATAGAATGGTTTTTCGTGCTCTACAAATTTAATTTCAAATAATCTATCTCCAAGAGGAAAATAAATTAAGTCCCCTTCTTTGGGTCTATTGCTTATCTTGATATTATCTTTTCCTTCCATTAAAGGAGTCAAATATGCCTCAAATCTTTCTTTTGAAATTGTAAGACTTATTTCTTGAGTTGACTGAATGCCAAACTTTGACAGAATGGTAGTCTGGTCACCATAACCTTCAAAATTTTCTAAGTATGCTTCGATTGGATGTGCTTCATCAAAATTAGATTCAATGACTTCTCTAATCACAGTGTTTTCTGTGATAAATTTTCTTGGCATATAATGAACTTCAACTCCATACATACGGAGTTGTTCATTGATTAAGTCCTGAATCAGATTTTGTTCTGACGGAGAACCTTGTAAGAAGAAGGGATTTAACGCCATGGTATCAACCGATCATGTCGAATGGAGGAAGTTCGTATGTGTTTGACATCTTCTCCATTATTTTTTCTAAATCTTTTTCTGCGTCGTCATACATCTGTCTACCGTTGAGTTCAACTCCACCTGGGAGTTTGACTCCAGTAAACTTCATCATATTCATTCCCCACTGTCTCTTGATTAATGCTGTGAGATATGGTTTGAGGAATGAATCATTGTAGACTCTCGCATAATCATTTGGATCCAGTGTGGAGTGACACTGAATAATCAAATAATCATCAGTACCAACGCTACCCCAGTCAAGATCAAGATATAATCTATCTTGACGTTTATTAAATCTTATCTGTTTGTCTGTAGTCAATAAGAAATTAATATCTTCCAAGTAAGTCTTGGTCATCGCGTAGGTCAACATTTCTGTTGCACCCCAGTAGTAGATATCATTCAAGAACATCTGATATCTAACACTAAACATATTGTTAGTGACTGTATTCGTTCCATCAAAGTGGAACAACTTAGTAACTCCAATTACGTTTGGAGGAACTTGTAAGTAATTGCTATTTTCTTCAAAAGTAAAAGTGGTTGATGTGCTATATCCAGCAATAGTAGTTGATGCTGTAGTCGTAGCGATGCCTACAGCAGTATTACTGCCACCTCTAGTTCTGCCTCTGTCAATATCTGCTTGAGTGATCTTATACTTATAATATGTTTCGTATACGCCGTCAAAGTGTCTTTCTTGGAAAAACTGAATGGCGTCATCTACCAAGTCATCAATTTGCTCATCAGCAACGTTGATTTCAAGAACAGGATATCCAAGTTGTCTTTTGCAGTAGTCTATCAGCTCCTGCCTAGTAGATGGTTGTGCCATTTACACATTGCTCCTTATATTGATATTTAGTCTTGTTTTCTTGCCAGATCTAGCAAAAGAGACTTAATTTCATTCAAATCATTCTTGATATCATTTACATCGGTTTCAAGTTGTTCAACTCTTTCCGATTTTGATGCGTTTTTCTTTTTTGCTTTCATATATTCATCATATTCAGACTTGCTAGTATTGATGATTGCACCAGTATTAGGATCCCTGACTAAACTCAGGGAATCCTTTACTTTTACGTATTCTTTCATAATTATGCGAGGGCAATAACTCTAAGGTCTCTAAGTGATGGTGGATACGCTTGACTTCTAGATGTCAGAACAAGTTTGACTCTAAAGTGCTTGAATGAGGGAAGATCATCTCTTGTAAAGGTGAAGTCTTGGAAAGCATCCTCCTCTCCATCTTTAACCAATTCAATAAATTTATCAGGTCTTCCACTTGAATCCTCACGGCGGATAATCTGACCCCTATCATTCAAGTTATCATATCCTGGGAAAGGAACAAAGATTGGATCAAATCCACCGTCATTACCAATGGCATAGAACGCTCTAATGTCAGTATAAGCATTCTGATGTGCGCCAGTAATAATTTTTAAAGAGGTTGCCGCATTTTCAAGAGTCATCTCTTTAGAGATGTATTGGAATGCGGATGGATCTCCTTCAATACCAGCGACTCTAGCATCAACTGCAAAGTCCTGAATGATATTATTGACTCTGTTAGAAGTCAGAATTGCACTAACTCTTTGTGCGTCAATTACAGGAGACAACCGTGTATCGACTGTTGACATCTGAACACTCATATTAAATGCCTTATTGCCTGGAAGTGCTGTCAACAGATTTGTTGAGTTTACATCCGAAGTAATAATTCTTGGAGAAGTGAGATAATTTGGTCTATTCAGGGCAATAGATTCAAATCCATTATCAAGGAATGGAAGTTCATTTCCACTCAGACTCTTTCCAGTAACCGTTCTAACCGTTGCTGTTACATTAGTTCCCTCTGGAGTAACAGTCTGAACAATTGGAGTCAGAATTTCATATGGCATATTTTGAGTTGCCTTTATGGTTTCGCCACCAGTTGATTTCTTTGTATTAGCAAAGAGTTTTGGATGTCCTGAAGAAGCAGTTCTATCTGTTCCGTCAGATGACATATCAATTTTAATATTATAGTGATCATAATCAATAGAATCGGAAACTGTAGAATCTGAGAGTTCGTGTGACTTGTTAATTCTTCTCAGAGATACACCATTAAGTTCATACTTATAAACTGGAGTTCCGACTGGATAATCTTTAGGATCAGTTCCTCTGGTTATAGTTCCTCCAAGGGAACTACCTGTTGCAGTCGTAAATCCAATAATTTCGTCCCCAATTTGGATGTATCCAGCGTTAGTGGTTCCAACACCAACATTTTCAAAGGTGAAGAACTGACTACCACTTTCAACAGTCAGAGCACCAGTAGAGTCTGCCGCATATGCAGCAGTCAATTTGGTTGGTTTGGTGTCTGGGGCAACTCCAGAAATAGTAACAGTGTTGCTATCATCATACATTCCGTGGTTCTTGTGATTGATCTTAATATGCAGGCCATCATTTTCAACAGTGACATCTGTTGGTCTGAGATAAGGACCAACACCCATTCCAGCATAATTCAGAGTAGTGGTAACTCCAGAATTGTTGATAAACTGAAGAGTATTACCAACACCAGTCAGGAAATCTCCCTGAACATTATCAAGAATCAATTCGCTGCTGCTTCCAATAGACGTTACCGAAAGTCTGACGCCAGAACCAAGATTATTTTGTCCAATGGTTGTGATACCCAGAACATCACCAATTTGATATCCAGAACCGCCATGAGCAGTAGATTTAACTGTTGCAAATCCAATAGTTCCGTCAGCGGTTACTTGAATGTCGGCACTTGCACCTCTACCATTTCCAGTTACTGTGGTTAAAGCAATTCCAGGATATGTAAATGGTCCAGTGTAACCAATGCCTGCATTAATAACATTCATAGTACCAACATTGGTTCCTGCAGTACCAACAAAGTTTGCAGTCGCATTAGAACCAATTTGAGTAATGGTGTTACCAAGTGTCAAATCTGGATCATTGAATGTTGAAGAAAGACCAACTCTAATCTTCTTAGAATTCATTCCAAGTGAATTGGAAAGAAGCGTAGGAATTTGTCCATTTCCTTCCTTAAGTTGTGGATTATAGAACTCTACAGATCCACTCTCAACGAAGTCTGCCCTATACAGAGTAAACTTAAGATCTTCCCACTGACTTGGTTCCCAAGTAGATGCGTTCTGCGACTTAAACAAAGAACCAAGATATGGTTGGTTAGAGATGAAAGTATCGCTAATCAGATCATTCTCACCAACTCTTGAGATATAGACACTATATTTTGTAGAATTTGAAGCAATACAGATAGCGTAATCTGTTCCTCCGCCTTCAAGGAAGACTGGAGCCTTGAATTCAAATGTAGTAGGAACTGAACCGTCTCCAGAGAGATTAACCTGATCAGGATCCAGTGTTACTTCAGAGAAAGGAAGAATCTTCTGGGTGGGCAGACCATTATTCATGGTTCTAATCTGCAGGGTTACAGGAACATCTGCGTCATCTTTGGTTCTGAAGAAAACATCACACTTAGTCAGATAAACTCCAGTATTATCATCAACCAAGAAAGATTGTGCCAGAGGATCATACCAATAGTAAACTGTCTGCTGAACCCTAGTTGTTCCAATGGTACGACTACCAACTAACTGAGTGCCAGTTGTTCTCGCAACTGCTTGTTCTTCAAATTCAAGTTTGTTTTGAATTCTAGCATTTCTAACAGAAACAATATTCTCTTGAACAGTTTCAATCGTTCCGCTTGAAATGTAACCTTCTTCTGCAATAGTTGTTGCAGTTTCTTGATTATTTGTGCTGCTGTTTATAAACGTAAGAACTCTTGTTCCGGTTTCAAATCTTGGATTTGTATTTACATTTGGATCTGGGATAAAGAAACTACCTTGAAGTGCTGCTCCAATATCAGAAATTAATTTTACATCAGTAATTGTTGCTTGAGCACCACTAGTCTTACCAACCAGAGTCATGTTTCTCTCAACATAACCAAAGAAATCGCCTTGTACTTGATTTGCAAGAGAGAATGTGTCCACATTCAAAATTGTAGACGTTGAAGAATATGTTTCTCCCATTGGTTGGGAGTTATATGGACTTTGACGATACACTCTATCTGGAGAATCATAGGGGCCTTCTTTATGATTTGCCTGAGCAACTCTGAAGGTAATTTTTGGAGAATTTACGTTTACAGGACCAGTGCCCGCGTTAATCATGGTGCCAACAACAGTTTCTCCAACCTCAAATGTTCCTGTTGTCATAGAAATTTCTAACAACTTAGGAACACAGAACTTAGTTACATTAGAATTATCAAAGAAAGCATACAGTCTCGTCAGAGGCTTGAGTTTCTTCGCTTCAAACTGAATGTTTCTAGATCTCATATAAGGAACAACATTTCTGCTTACGACTCTATCGCCAACAGAAGTTCTATCAAATTGTTCGGTAACAATGGTTCTAGAACCAGTTCTGGACATAACTCCAGTGTCTCTTACCTCACGGAAAGTATCTTCAATAATGCGCGCATTCCTGTTTTTCGTGCGTGTACCAGATAATCTCATTCCACGAGGACCATGGTGAACTACTCTGGGAACATTTTGAGTTCTGGTTCTTGTAGTCTCAATTACGTCTCTACCAGTCCAATTGGTTTCCCAAGCATTCCAGATAGTAGGAGCAAATCCAGTTTGAGGGTCAACACCTTGCTCATCAACTGCTCTTGCCATTACTTGCTCATAATCACCCTCAACGTCAATAATCTTCGCTTCAAGTCTTACTGTATCAACCCAAGTATCAGTTGCTGGAGTCAACTCAAGACTTCCCTGCCAGAAACTTACAAGGAAAGGAGTTACACTTTCGGTTCTAGTAGCAAAGGTTTGTTTTAACCACTCAACCTCAGCATAATCTAGAGTAATAATATCACTTGTCTTTCTAATATTGACACCCTCTGGTTGTGCGGTAGATAAATCAGAGGATGCATCTACATTTACAACTGGACCTTGAATAAGGTCAATGGCATTTGTATAGTGCTGAGGTCTCAGAATCTTGAATTCGGAATCCAGACTATTCTTAAATGGAACAGACTCTTCTTGGGTGTTCAAAGAAGTGAAGTTGTCTACAAAGAATCCAGACTTGAATCTATTGAGACCATCTCCATCAGGAATGAAGAAACTTGCAGTATTTGTTTCCAGCAAGGAAAGTGCAGTATAGTATTCTAAGCTTCTAATTCTATCTTCCAATCTCTTGATATCACGCATCTGATATCTCTTATGCTGGAGGAAGTCCAACTTAATCTGAGACATATCATAAAGATATGCTGGTAGAGTCGCGGTTGCAACTTCAATAGCATCATCAACAGCTAGTGGTCTTTCTAATTTTTCGGATGGAGTTCCATATTGAACTTGGAACTTACCACTCTGAGTTAAGAAAATTCTATCAATTCTTGGGAGATAATATGCAAATGATATATCAAATGAATTATCAGAAGAAAGGACGCTAGAAGAATTTCCTGCTCCATTAAATGATCTTCCATAGAATTCAAATGGAGATCTAGCACCTTCAGTTACTGTATAATTGGAAGTCTTAGGTCTAATATCAATAATGTCAGTGTTTCTAGAACCATCAATGCCCCTAATATCCTTTGTATAATCAAATTCGGAATATGAATTTGTTGTGATAATATCTCCAGAGTCTGCTGCTTCAAAATACCCATTAGTAAAGTAAACTTTCAGTTGTTTTGAAGCTGGATCAATACCATCTTTTCTATTGATAGAACCACCACCATAGAAAGATCCTCTCTGACCTGTAGAGAATTTATAGTTGTTTGAAACATTAAAACTTGGTTCAGTTACTACTGAAACCGTTCCATCAATATTAGTCTCTTCAAATCGTATAGTCTCTCCCTCAATCAATGCATTAGTATTTTTAGGAATATAAGAGATCTTAGTGCCAGTTAATTTTTCTGCAACTACGCCCACAGCGCCACTAGTGAGTCCTTCAAATCTTTCTCCAACTAAAAGGTCACTAGTTTCGCCTTGTGGGCCAGAAAGAGATGCAATAATAACAGTTGGTGCTGATGCTTGACTTGTATCTGCGGACTCATAAATTGCCTGAATTCCAATAACGTCACTAACATTCAAAGATATTCTCTTATCCTGAACCCTAGTACCATAAGCGTAGTTTCCGTAAGTAAGTCCATCATTCAGAGTTGTTGCTCCAACTCCAGATCCTACAAGATTGGATTTATCAATTATAACCGAGTTAACTCTGTTCTTTTTCTTTTTCTTCGCGACAGGCTTGAGTTTCTTAACCGTATAGATTAATTGAGCGCCAACATCATTTGTGCCCAGATTATAAATCTGAAGTTCTTTTGCGCCATTTGCAAATGCGAACTTGTCAGCAGTCAGAACCTCAGTTGAACCATCAGATCTAATCAGAGAATATCTCTCCTCGTCAAATGGCATGAATGTTTCATTAGTTCCTGCATTTACCACTGCAGACAACTCATTGTCAGTGATATTTACAGTTTCATATTTTCTAAGATTAATGAAAGAATCATTGAGGGTAACTGATTCAATATTTTCTTTTGGAAGTGTCGTATAAAGTGTGTCATCACTTGATTCTGAAAGTTTTGTTGCAAGAACTTTCATATCAGTAACTTCAATTCTTGTTCCAGTCTCTGGAAGTCTTCCCTGACAAATGCCAGTAACAGTAGTGACACCAGAAATTACAATGCTTGTATCGGCTACTGACTGAACTGTAGCAAAAACTGGATCCGTAAAACTCTGTGCAGTATCTGTACTGGTGTAACTAATCAAATCACCAACACTTACCAAACCTGGGAACTGTGGATTTGCCGAGATAACTGTACTATTGCCGTCAGAATTTACAGCAGTAATAGTGGCGATACCGATGGTTGCTTGAGTAGAAGGAATAACGTCTGCAGCAAAAGTTGTTCCTACGCCAACTTTACCATATACTGACTGAACATCACCGATGCCATATGCAGTAATCGCTGTAGCAACTCTACCATTGTCAATACCATCAAATTTAAATCCTTCAAATCTAGTGAACTCTCCAGAAGTTTCATAGAGTTCAATGACATTAGTATCAGAAATACTATTCTTCAGGAAACCAGTCGCTCCACTGTTTGTTCCTTCAACAAATACTGGTGTAGTTAATGTAGTATTTTCATTCAGAGTAATTTTAGTTATTGTCTGTACATCAAATAAGGAAATATCCCACTGATTA